ACTTCCTGAGCCTCCTCCGCATTCTTCTGCACTTCTTCCTGCTTAGCTGCTTCCTCTGTTTGTTTTTTCTTCTTACCCATCACTTCTTACCTCCTTTCTTCTTCTTGCCTTTCTTCTTACCTTTACACGGCATCTCAACTCTCCTCTTGCCCTAGCCATCTATCATTCGCCGGTTCCTCTTCTAAATTAATCGCTAGGTCTGTCTCTGCGGTTCCCCCAATTGTCCTATCTACCCTATCCTGCTTCCCGCCTATCGGAGCAAAGGGATGCTGCCAGAACTTACCGCCTATCGTCAGCGCATCCCCCGCAGTTATATCTCTGCGCGGATTATGGTCATTCCAGACAGTGATGCGATGATTTGACTGGTCTGAGAACCACAGCGTATCTCTATGCGAAGTGATAAAACCGCCATCCCCGATATTCGTATTCCCTGTCCCAGAGCTTCCTGCGCTGTTCCGCGTAGTTAAGGTTGTACAGTCAAAGACCTGGATACGATTGGCTTCAGTTATGTATAAGTAATGGTCTTTTATACAGACACCATTCAAACCAGTAAGCGAGCCGTCTGTCGAGTCTGTCGCTGTCAACCCAGTGTAAGTTGTGAAATCACTGGCTGCATATTTCGACACACCTGTTCCTGACACACCTACATACACTATCTTCTCATGCGGATCGAAAGCTATCTGTGTCTTACTCAAAGCATTGGCAACTGAAGCTGTCTGCGTAAGTGTCCGCAAGTCATATTTAAACACCTTGGAGGTTCCGGTAAAGAACAAAAAACCATCCCCAATACAGCAACTCGTCACTCCTGTCGCAGTTATCGTCTTCCGCTCCGTCAACCCCTTCGTCAGCACATGAATCTTCCCGGTCCCATTGTCCGCGACAAAGAGCCTGTCCTTCCAGATAGCAATGTCCCGCGGATCGGTAAAGTCGCCGCTATTCTCCGCGACATACTCCCCGCTGTGCTTCCATTTCACCACACGACCGTTTGCTGAGTCCGCTATGTAAACAAACGCATCATCGAGCGCAAGGCCATAAGGCGTATCAAGATTCGCGTTCCCACTACCCTGGCTGCCCTTCTTCCCAATATAAGCTAAGCTGTCCATTAGTAGCGCACCAGAATCGTCACGGTCACATCGTTTGTTGTCGGGCTCCACGACCCGTCTGTTGTTATCAGCGCTCTCAGCGTATCGTCTGCTGTAAACGCCAGATTCGCATCATTCCCAATATCGAAGTTATGTCCGAGCTGACTGCCATTCTGCAGGACAACTGTCAATGCTTTCGGAATCCCGTTTATCGCTGGCCTTAGCGTCGCAGTTCCAGCGCTCGGATTGGCATTCGCCGATGCTGTTATCCCGACAATCTGACCATCATAGGGCAGTTCCAGACCCTCATCGACATCTGAGGAGCCTGAAAACGGAATCGCAACATTTGTCTGACTGATTGCTGTGTTCGTATCACTGAAGGCATACGACGCGGACATCCCCCTCGTCACCGCTGTCAAAGCCGCTGTTTTCATCAGCCGCGTCTTATTATCAAACCCCGTATTCTGCAGCCCTATAAAAATACTATCACACTGCGTTATGTCAAAGCCATACATCTGCGTCGCTGAGGATTGGCTATCGTAGCAGAAGTTATTGTTCACATACGACTTGTTCATATAGTTTATATGTATCCCGCTGTGCGTATCCGAGTCCCCCGAATCATTATCCCGGCAGACATTATCCTTCACCGTGATATACCGCAGCTCATGACCGCTCGATCCCGCAACCCGTATCCCGGCACCCGTGTTCTCATAGCTCGTATTGCCTTCCACAAGGATATTCGTACAGTCCTCGCCAATCAGAATACCATGCTGGTCATTGTTCGACACCTCATTATCACGAATAATACCTTCATGGTTATTGGACCGTATGTTTATTCCGATGCTCTGGCCAGCAAAGACCTTATTATCCGCGATAAGAAAGTTATCCGTATCCTGCACCCGAATCCCGGCATCTGTCGAGTTGAGAATCGTGTTATTGGTTATGACATTTCTATCCGCACCTGCATTTGACTGCGAGGCGTTCAGGCTTATCCCATAACCGAAAGTCTTCGTTATGACATTATCAGCAATGAGCAGATTGTTCGTACTATCACTTGCATTCGGCTCAATATCAATCGCAGCAGGAAATCCCCCATAGATAATGTTATTCGTGATGATAATATTATCACCCTCGACAACAGCGATACCATTCCGTCCCTGCGCCTCGGAGGTATCGAGAGAGTCTACCTCTATAAAACACCTGTTAATTATCACCCAGTCATAACCGTGAACATATATCCCGTCGCCTGAGACACTGTGAATGTAACAGTCTTCTATCAGGACATACTTGCCTCTGCCCGCTGTCGAGCCATTCCAAATCTCTATACCGTGGTCATGCTGAGAGTACGCCGCCGCATCGCTTGCATTGCCATCAATCTCCAGGCCCTTAATAACTACTAGCCTAACCGAATCTTGCCCGACAGAAACACCCTGACTCGTCGGTAAAGCTGCTGTCTTATCCAACTCCAACTTCGATGCTCCGAGAACACCCTGCAGTGTCTGCCTGCTCCTAAGCTGCAGCTCTGAATCTGTCATCAGATACTTGCCAGGTGGTATCGTAATCAACCCACCATTCGCCGCAATCGCATCAATGGCATCCTGCATCGAAGACCCATCTTCCGTCGTCGAATCCCCGACAGCACCATAGTCATAGACACTTCGCCTATCAGCTTCCAGCGTATTGACAAATTCGACAAGCCTCTGAAATATCTGATCATCAAAAAACTCTTTGTTCGGAACCGTCACCCCTTCAACAAGCCCCCCAACTTGCGAGGCCGTCTTCCCGGTCATATTCGTCAACTGAGCAGAAAGCATCGACGGCAAGAGCAGCAGTGTTAGCAAAAGAAATTTCATGACGTTTTATCCTCAAGATAGATAATATCCCCAAATCGAATCTTATACGCTAGATAGTTATCAAAATGCACCTCTCTCACATTCACGACATCGCTGCCCAACTCATACTCCTGCTGGTCAGCTACAGTTTGTCGTGTAATCTTGCTTGACAAACAGCCGCTTCGCCTCGCGAACTCCTGCAGCTTCATATTGATAATCTGTCTCAGCAAGCGCCGGGGAATCTTATCGCGATTGACTCCACCCTTACCACTGTACAATTCCATCAAATCCGCCAAAGTCCCGGCATTGAAGGCCATCTTAACTTACCTCCTGTTCTTCTTCTCTCTCATGCTGCCCAAGTGTCGAGCTCTTCGGTGACGCTTTCTCACCCATTGCAAGCGACTGTATCTCCAGCGTAACCTGCCTCTCTATCTCTTGCGCTTCCTTAAAGTCTGTCGCATCTCCTCGATACCTGAGCAAATCTCTTTGCGCTATCTTCGTAATCAAATCGTGCATCAGCGGGTTGAGATCCGGTGTAGCTACAGACTGACTGGGCCCACTACCCGAAGCACTCGTAGCCAGTGTATAAGGCTCTCCAATGTATGTGAATTGTACTGACACCGGATAACTTCCAATAGACACCAGAATAAACAGCTTTCCGCCCTGGAAATAGATAATCGGGTCTTCATCAATGCCTGCGAAGTAGTAGTTCTGCGTTATCCCAATCCTATCCGCCGACAGCCTAGTCGGATACTCATACTCACCATCGACAGTTATCCGCGACAGGACATAGCCATTGGTCATGAAGTAGCGATTAGAAAGTCCGGACAGCGCATATCCCGTCGTTCCTACACTCACAGACTCAGACTCCATCACTTCACCAAGCAAATCGAACACACCCTGATACTTCTCCCCGAAGGCTAAGAGTCTCAACACAAGCTCATTCTGCCCGTTATTCATCGCCGTCAATTTCAGAGCCTCTGTGAACGTACTCTCATTTGGGTCGTTGAGGCTGTTTCCGAGATTTGACAATAATGTGGATACAGTACTCATTTCTCTAACCTTATATACTTACCATTCCTGATCACACCTATCCGCTTCTCATTCCCAAGGCTCTTACTCGCAGCAGAAAAAAGAGCTTCCCGACACATCGGACAGTTATACTCTGTCGTCGTCCCTATCCACCGGCACGCCATATTCGGACACTTCTTCCTCTGAGCTAATATCATTCGCCCATCCTCCTTATTCCATCATTATACAACTCTCCGCTTAACCGCCTAATTTGATAATGACCGTCATCTGCAGGCCAAATAACTACTGAATGTATATGGCCGCACTGTACATCCGTATGTGCAAAGTGAGGTATTCCTTTATCGAAACATTTTTTTGCGAAGGTTGCATCCTCAGAAAATTTACCAATAGCACCACTTGTCCCCCAAGGCTTATACCAATACTCGAAGTACGGATAATCAAGCGCCTCGAACACGCCGACATCGATAAGCTGACAACCTGTAGCAACGAAATCACATCTGTGCACACCCGTATTCATGTCTTTCTTCAGCGCTACAAACGCATCCTGTTTTCTGTCCCAGCTATACACATTTAAGCGATGATCACTTCTCGTAACATACACCCCACCAATCACTGTCGCTTGCTCTGCCAATGCAGGCCACTCCTGCCCGACTTGCGCCAGGCCCTGCAAAAGCTTTGCAAGAGCCGCTTTTGGGAAGACCATATCGACATCCATGAAGAAGACGAAATCGTAATCCCCACGTATCGCCTCCTTCGCTATCTCGTTTCTCGTATCGTCCGGTATCCCACCATGCACCCAGCATTGCTCTGCCCAAAACAGCTCACCATGTCCTACTAAAGCACCGCTGAAGCTCTCCGCGAATCCGCTATCGGTAAGGCTTCCACCGCAGGGAAATCCGACAAGGACCCGAGGGAGCTTATAATCTGTTTGTCCCATCTCTCAGCTACCTTTGTGGGAGAGGTTCTCGAATCGCGACTCCCGGTAAGGCTTGTAGTCTATCATAAAGCTCTGCCCATTCAGCGTCTCTGGGGTTGTCTTCCAGGTATAATGTAGTTTTACAGTAGCAATCAAGCGTCGCATCCGGTATTTCCTCCCTTATCCGCGGCCATATCTCAAGAAACCGATAAGCCCCTCGATAGACAGTTGACGCATAGATAAACCGCGGCTCTCTTACCTCTTGTCTCCCCTCTATCGCCGGACCCCGCTGTCTTCGGGATATGTATAAAGATACCTTTCACATCTGCTCCTTAAAAAGAGCCGAAAGCCGGGGAAAAGAGAGGAGGAATTGAGAGGGATGTCGCCAGTAAAAACCCCGACCTCGGCTCAGCATTATACCATCTCCAGGCGAATCTTGACTTCGCCATTATAATCTTCAAGCGAGACTTTCCCACTTCCGACATGCCCACACCTTACCGAAGCATCACAGAATATCTCAATGCCGAGCTTCTGCGCTTGCATACAAAAGTAATTGTCTTCGGTCGTAAGGTGCTGCGTCGAATCCGGCGCTTTCACATATTGAAAATAAGGCCAGTCCATCAACTCGAACACCCGCCGCTTAATCAACATGCAGCCCGTCGCTACCATATCTACCTTCATCAGTCCCTCTCCAGGCGCAGGCATTATGCTTTTCCAGTTTTTCCCGGGGTCCCGAAATCCAGCAGTCGTATTGTACGGCGGTAGCTTAATCGGATAAATCCCGCCTACGATATCTTTATCATGCGCAAGAAGCCTCGCCAATGCGTTCTCCGGAAACTCCATGTCACTGTCCATGAAGAACAGATGGGTAAAGTCCCCTTCGAGCATATCCTGCACCGTCTCGTTTCTTGCAGTGACAATGTTCCGCCACTTGATAAGCTTCAGTAAAAAAGACCCCTCTTCGGGCAGCAAATTAACTGCACCGAAGAAGGATTTAAAGAACTCAGCCTTAACCGAATCTTCCATCGGCAGGCCTATAAGTACGCGAGGAGCGCTATCCATTACGGGTCAGGCGTGAACTTACGTCCGAACAGCGTAACCGCATAAACGCCACCACTTGTACCATTGGTGCCTCTGGTAAGCGTAATCGCACCGCTGGTTACAGCTCCAAGTGGAAAGGCTACGACATCGGTCGCGTCAGTAGCCGTTGAATGCGTACCCGTCAGATTTACAGAACCGCCTGTGATATCCAGAAGTTTCGTCCGATATGTAGCCTGGGTATCGGTCGTCGAGAATGTCACTGTCCCTACGTCCATAATAACCTGAAACGGGTCGTCGTCCTGGATGGCAGCCTTCAAATTAAACTGCTGTCCCATCTTTATTCTCCTATATTATGCAGTCAGAGGTCGGTAGCTGATTTCCAGGCACCAGACCTTTACGTTATCCGCAGTTGTCGCGCCGCTCGCAACACCTTTAATCTCCAGAATGTCATAATCACTCGTTTTGCCTTCAATCGTACCGACCTGAGACATGAACGGTTTATTCGCTCCGGGATTGTTGCCTGTCGTCACAGCAGCGATTGTCTGCGTCAGGGCCGTTCCACCGTCACCCGCATCCCCGCTTCCTGTAAAACTCGCACCCATATCCACAGTCGAATACGTCGTGGTCAGGGTCAGAGCCTTCGAAGCCGCAGAGCTAATCAAGCCCCAACGGATAAGAACAGGATGCCGGAAGTCAAAATCATAGGGCGTAAGCCAATTAAAGTGAATCTCATCATTATCAGCCAGCGGAATAACCGGAATAGCTTGCCACTTATTCGTTGCACCATGCGCTGCAACAGCTGCCGTCAAAGGTCCCAACTGATACGCATAAAACACCTGACTCTTCGTTTGTGGAACCGGCTTACCAAGCGTCGGATGCCACTTTGACGTATGGTACTGATGCACGATTCGTCGAGCAGAGTTTACTATTAAGTCTCTAATCGCCATGATGCCCTCCTTAAGCGGTTATGCCGTAAATGACCGCATGCGCAGACGGGAATCGCCTATACAGACCGAGCTGAGCAAAAATCTCATCCTCGCGCTTATGCGCCCGGTTCGCCTGAATATTCGGCCTGACCTGGACATCGTGCTCTGCCATGACCATCAGGTTCAGATAGTCAAGATCCAGAATCACTGCATCCTTCGAGTAAGCATTTGTAGCTGTTGTATCATCGGTAAACTTCGGATGCCTGTGAAGCCGCGCAAGCCCGTGCCCTAACTCCAGCTCATAGACACGCCAACCATATCGCTTACTGAGCGCATCATTCACTGTAATGAACTTCTCCAGGGCATTGTACAGAACTGTAAAATACTGACCGCCGACAAACCAGTCCTTAATTTGCATACCGTTACCATAGCGATAGATAATCTCATCAATCTCGCGCTGGCGTTCCAAGTCAAAAGCACCGCCGAAGTCAATCAGCCGAGACTCGCTATCCAAAGCAGCCGTCGAGCCCGGTACATATTCAACCGCACCGCCAGTCGTCCACTGGGAATAACCGCCAATCGCATGTTTACCTTTACGACCATCAAACAGGGCATTCTCAATCTCGCGGAAGAACTCCCGCCTAATACGAGCACCCTTCATTTCCATTGTCTCTTTACCGTAGACCTGCATAGCGCCTTGCGTAGAGGTTTCTCCCCATACTCTTGAAAACAGCTGAGCATAGTTCTGCTCTGAGCTGGGCTCGAAATCTACCGGATTCGGAGCGTTGCCACCGTCAGCAATCGTATTCTGCATCAGCGTAACCTTGTACTCCGAAAGAATCGTCGTTACAGTACCATCACCTGGAGCTGCTGTCGAATAGCCGTTACCGCGCTTGACATAGACATTCGCTACGCCAGCAGAAGCGCCGGAAAGATCCACGCTTTCTACAATCATTGTCTCGGGAAAATAGCCCGATCCATATTTGGTTGTCGTATAATTCGCACCATTGCTATCGCAAAACAGATCCTGACATTTCAGAACATTACCTGCCTGCAGCCATGTTGCCTGCGTATCACTCATACGCAGTGTGTCACCTTCTCTTGTCGTATCCGTACTATCTGACGTCAAGGTCAGAACTGTCGGGGCCTCATCAAAGACCAGGAGCTTCGGCTCCGGGTCAGTCACAGTAATCACGGGCATCGTACGATAAAGAATATTATCGAGCTTCGCATAGCTTCTTTCCTGGTAAGTAATCAATCCAGGAAGATCATACTTCCGCTTCGTTGTATTCTGTCCCGCGACACCGATAGGTCCCTGAGTTACATACCTGTCAGCCGCCTGAGTAGTTGACCAAGCTGGCATCTTTCATTACTCCTTATTCAAAGTCTCCCGCATCTTCAGGCAGATCGACAAAATCCCCAAAGACAGACCTGTACTGCTTCTCTGTCTTGGACATTTGCTTTATGATGGGCTCACCAGAGGCTTGCCCGCTCACCGTCGATACCTGATTGGCCTTCCGGCCTATTGCAGCAACACTTTCTGATTGCGGTGCTGCACTCGGAGACTGGTTCGTATTCTTCAAGTTATAAAGATTAACCCACAGGTCGGGATCATTGCTCTCCGAGAACGTCGCAATGAAATTGCTTATAGCCACCATGTTCGGTCTTCCGAACGGATCGCGAAACTCGGGATGTGCATCTGCGAGCTTCTGCGCCTGCGCCATCGCAACTTCTTCCTTCTTTTTCTCCGCAGCCTTTCTCTCCCTATCCATCGCGACTTGCTCTGAGTCATAACGGTTAATCGCCCGCTGATAACGCGAGTAAGCCTGCCCTGACGCGGTATTCGGGTCCATCGCATCATAAGCCACATACTGAGAGGGATCGATGAAGTCAGACAGCTGGGGCTCTTTGCTCTCGGCAGGTTGCGGCGCCTGTACACCGCCCGTTCCTGTCGCCTGTGACCCCTGCAATAACCCGAGCAACTGCTGGTTCTGGAGCTTCATCTGCTCCATATCCTGCTCCAGCTGCTCAGCCCTATGCTTCGCTTTATCTGCTTCAGACTGCCATGTTCGGCGTTGTTCTTCTGTGAGTTCCTCAGCAGGCTCTTCTACTGGCTCTTGAGCCGCTACCTCCTGAGTCTCCAGCTCTTGTTCTTCAGGCTCTTGAGCCGGGGCTGGATTAACGTCTACAATATCGCCATCCGGTGTCTCAACACTGGTATGACCTATTGCTGCTAACTGTTCTTCGTCCGTGTAAGTCTTTTGCTCTTCTGGCATCGTAATGCCTCCTATTTAGTCCCAATAGCTGTATTTAAGAAAGAATCGGATAATACAATCTGACTGCGAAGTCGCGACAATGCGTATACCGTCACAGTTCTGTATATTCATTATTTTCGAAGCCGCGTACGTATCATCCGAATGATTTGTACTCCAATTAGTTGCTGGCGCAAAGACCTGTATAGAGTCTTTACCCGCTACAAATTGATTCGTTGTCCCTATCTCATATTGACTGTCTATCGGATCACGAATCAAAGCATAGGCATTGACAGTTACAGAGTCATAGCTTGCAACAGTTTGGGTTGCTGTCACCGCAGAGTCTATCAACATATACACCGTACAGAATCCCGAGTAGCCGTGCCGCTGCCATCTGCTCGAGAAGACAAAATCAGCCGTCACTGTCCCCGCCGAATCGAGCGTTGCCCATTGATTTGTGTTCGTAGGATAAGTCAGCGTTACAGTCTGCTGAGCAAGAGCCGGGAATGCCAAACCCAACACTAAGATAAAAGCCAAGAGCTTCTTCATTTCTCTCTCCATTCTTTCCAGTTAATAAACTCACGCTGGAGATAAGAGCAGAAGGCCCTCTCTCCTGTATCTACAAAAGCCAAGCATTTGTGTTCCTTGCACCTGCTCTTAATCAGAGGGCAGAGCGCATTGTTTGACAGCTCACACTTCTCATAGTTCACCTTATACTGGACTTTCAGCGTATTCGCCTTATCCGCAGCCTGCTTCACCGCACCTTCCAGCTTCCCCGGCAGCTCGCCAATCGCCTCAGCCAGAGCTTGTCTGTCGCTATCATCTTCCTCTGCCTCGTACTGCATAGAAACGACACCGCGAATAACTTCATTCACAGCTTGCTTCATCATCGGCTGAACAGAGCCAAGTGTAAGGGCTGTTGCCTTCTGACGCTTCCTCGAAAAGCGCCAGTTAGCTAAGATATGGATTAACAGCAAGGACGCTATCGTTCCGAGAAGAACCACTACCTGATGGTCTTCCCAGAAATATTTCAGCCATTCCATAAACTCGCTCATTTTCTTTCACTCTTCTTTTGCTTATCATTCAGTTTCCCAAACGCCTTTGCATTCGCCTGTATCTTGGCAATCTCTTTATTCACCGCTTCCTTATACGGCTGCAGAGCCTGTTCCCGCTGCAGCGACATATTCTGCTCATTCAAATGCTGCAGCTGAGTCTGCAATACCTGTACCGTCTCTTCCAGCTGGCCATTCTGCTGCTGCAGCTGCGTAATCACATCTATACTCTGCTTAATCTCCTTCTTATCCGCATCCCTTAATCCCGGCATTCTATCAATCACAGATCCTATCAACGCGGGCTGTATCTGTGCAAGATTCTGCATAATCCCCAGCTCACTGACCGTCTGCGAAGGCAAAGTCGACCCAGCTCGAATCCGGTACCGCGCTTTGAAGAACTCCATCCGCGAGAAGTTAATCGTCTGATAGATAGGTGCCCCGTCTTTCCCGAAGGTATAGAACAGCTTTTCATATGGATAGTATGTCGGACTCCAGGTAAAGAGCAGATTATACACACGCTCAAAAGCCAGCTCTAAGCGGGAGAGCGGTATGCGAAGAATATCCTGAGCCCATTGCCCGAGCTGCATAGTCGCAGCAAAAGTCTCCGGTGCATCGGTCGGATCGCCTGTTCTTAGCGAGAACGTAGAAATCTGGAACTCTATCTCTTTCGCTAATGCCTGGGCCATCAGGAACCATGCCTGCGAGATGGGTTCGGGTCTTACAATTTCTACCGGGAACTTACCGGTTACAGGGTCTGTTGCCATGTTAATAATCGCACCCGGCACGGCCCACTCGTCCTTGAACTGCTCAATATCGGGCATCTGCGCCTTTCCCGAGTCTACGAGCATCTTCATGTTAGACGCAAGCGATGCGTTTAAGAGGGTAAGCGAGATAGCTGTATTATACACTTCTTGAATACCCTTCTGGAAATCTATCTCTCCGAAAGGCATCGAATTTCCCGTATCTTCATCGACGACCGGAACGAGGGGGTATTTGTCGATAGGCAGGATATCTTCAGTCTTGCCGGTGTCATCTAGCGGCAGGAGAATCTTCCCAGATATATTCTTGCGCCATTTGATTCGCGGCTGCGTAATAGTCTGCTCGGTAAGTGTACCCTCTGCGAGCTGTTCCTGGACAAGGGGTGGGAACTCACCATCGGGATCAGCTACAGCATAGAGGATGCCATCCGCAGAAAGCGCGACAGGGACATCGACAAGTGTGCGCTCATAGACATCGGCCTCGCGAATCCAACTCGCCTTATCAACACCCTCGCCTGTAGGCGTTATCGAATACGGAGAGCCTATGTCTCTCATCTCCCGGTGCTGCGACTCCCCATACCACCTGACCTCATCATCCGGAACCATTAGGTCTTGCACATCATCTCTCGGGATCCGCTTCTTAATAGCCGGTGGAAGTGACTCGTACCAGTCCTCAGGTCTGCGCTGTATAGAAACTATCATCCGCGGGGCATCTCCGAAGTCCCATTCCCTTCCAGCGGCTTTATCCACGAAGACATGCGAATAGGGCTCTTCGCCAATCTTCAGCTCCCCGCGATTGTAGTCAGCGATAGGGTCATCGTAAATGCTGAAGTAATGCAGGCCTACCTGCTGCTGGCCCATAACAATACGCTCCAGCTTCACCTGATAGTCCGAGTTATAAAGATGCCAATCCGCGAATTCTTCAAGCAGGGTAGCTGAGTCGATGTCTTCCTTGTGAACTCCCAAGACTCTGCCCATGGGCTTGTTTGCGACCATCATCGAGACTCTCATACGCAAAAGAGAGCGAATCTTGTTCACGACAATATCGCTCTCTCCCTCGGCCTCTTTCTTTGCCCCTTCGCTCTGCGACCACTGCTCATTGAAATAGAACTTCTTGTTCTTATCCCGCTGAATCCGCCACTCCTGCGTATCATCCCGGTAGGTCTGGTAAAGCTCGTAGTCTTTTTGTGCGATGTCTTTCTTCGCCATGCTAGCCTCTTATATCCTGTAAACTACGTGGAGCACCGAAAAAGTTCCGCGCTTTCTTTTGCTCCCGCTTCTCATAATACCGGGCCCGCCGCATATCCATGTTCGAGTAGACATCTACGCATTCCGAGGAATAGCGATTTCCCATCTCTATTGCGTCGAGCAGATGCGGAGACTCGTACATCTCAAAATTATCCATCTCATCCCGCAATTCTTTCATATCGGGGCGTAGAAGCACCTGCCCTCTTGCTACCCGGGGCTGCAGTCCTGCATAGATTCTGTCCTTCTTATTCGCGGGCTGGTATTTAACAAGTGCTGAGGAGAACGGGAACTTCGAGTAGAACGTATCTTGTACTACTGCTTCTGCGAGCATCGGTTCATAAATTTGCGCTCCGCCAATAGCCTCTATAATCACGCCGGAGAAGTAGTATTTCTTGTGGAGTTTTAACACCTCATCGATGATTTTATTCGGGGGCATGTGATTGTAGAGATATTCCAGAACCCATAAACAGTTAAACCAGTAGGGATTGCCGTACTGGGCTTTCTTGAGTACGCGACCTTTCGCAAAGACAACAAGCGCCCGCTCATCTGCGTCTTTTGTAGAAGCGAATGCAGGGTCGACTGCGAGATAGGTGTTTACGCGGATGGGTTCGTCGTATTCATCCCCGACAAGCACATTCTGATCATTCATGCGGTTGTATGAGAGGAAGTGATGCTCATATCCAGACAAGTTCTTGGAGAACTCATCGGTGACTATATTCTGCCTCTCGAACATGAAGACATGGAATTGACCGAGAGAAGCCTGGTGTCTCGCGTCTGCTCTCAGTCTTGCTGTCGGGAACTTTTCTTCCCAAACCGATTTGCCCTTGTCTATCTCTTTCAGGTTCTTGCAGGGGGAATTGTCCGCATTTATCATCGCCGAGAACTCTACGAGCTTGAATCGCTTGTCTTTCGCGACCTTGGCTAAGAGGCAGTGTCTTCCGAGCATGTTACCTATGAAGCGAATCTTGCCCAATTCTTCGTCGAGAGCATAGATAACGTCCGATTCGAAGTATTCCTCATGGCTTTCCAGCGTTGCGGGCTCGCGCATGGTCTTTTTCGATTGCGGATCGTCGATTATGATAAGCGTCGGACGATACATGCTGTCCAGAGAGCCGCGGATATCGCCTCCCATGCCTATTGAGCGTATGAAAACGTCATTTCGGGTCCTGACCTCATGAGCTGACCAGCTGGGGTCGTCTTTTCGCCGGGAAGAGGGCTTGAGCTCGCCGTAAACATTCCTAAGTTTGGGATTCAGAGAGATTTCACGCTTGATGTTTTTTAAAACACGCTTTCCGGAACCTTCGATTTTCCCAATAATGACAATCGACGGGTCAAGGCCGTAGTAAATGCGGTAGAGAGGGTAGATTAGAGCATCGAGTGTTGTCTTTCCGAAGCCACGCGGGGAGGTCACAACGATGAACTTGTGCTCTTCGCTGAGGGCTGCGTAGATGCCGTCGTGGATTTCGGGAATTGTCTTTGTCCGAATCCAATAATGACCCTTGTTCATGGGATCGCCGAAGAAAGTGCGCGACCACTGCACCATGCGGGAAGCGGTTTCGATGGGATCGCCGTCTACGGGGGCGAAACTCTCCCTTATTTCTTGTCTGTCGCGGGCATTCATTTCTGGAATAAGATATACATCGTTTGATTGTTGATAGAAAAGCTGTGAATCTTGTAGCCAGCTTCGAGTAAGCCGATGTAATTTTCCTTGAGCTTAATGTCTTTTATTCCGGCTGCTCCGGCTTTGAACATTTCTCCGGGAATCTGCGAATCTAAAAGGGAAAGGGGGATAGCGAGAATGTCATAGGGACTGTCCTTTTCCTTTGTCTTTGGTCGCGCAGGCGCTCCCTGTTCTTGCTTCTTGCCTAGCATTGTGTTCCCTCCTCAACAGGCGTCTTAGATATTTCTGCATAGTCTAAGCAGAGCTTATCATCAGCATCAATATAACACTTATCTAGCGCTACCTGATACTCATCTTGGTGCTGGCCTATTAAGTCAGCTGCCCAATGAGCACCTTGACGAAAACCGAGACAGAAAATCTCTTTCTCCTTGGCTGTCATTTCTTAACCTCCTCTTTTTCTTTGCCATTGCTATCAGGTACGTCATACGTGAACTCGGGGAGCCGGTTCTTCTTGGGCTTCGGGAGTTCGAGCTCATCGAAGGGAATGTCTTCAGGGGGCTGGCCGTTCGCGACACCAGCTATCACCGCATTCAGCTTCACCATCTTCTCCTGCATCTTCGCGGCTTGATCGAAGAGTTTCATTGCCTGTTCGAAGTCGTCGGGCTCGGAAGACTCTATCTTCTTGAGCGCGACTTCCATTACTCTATCAATCTGCTTGATGAGCTTTTCGCTTTTTGCGAGGACGAACCTGTGACTGTCTTTTCCCATGATAAGAAATTCTCCTAGCGTTTTTCGCATGTGTTCCTGGATAAGCGGACGGCTATAGCGCTTAGCAACGGTCTGAGGTTTGGGCTCGAGGTTGGGCCAGGCTTGCTCGAAGGCATAGCGAGCATCGAAGGTGAGAGCCCAGGTTTCTGCGAAGAGGCGCTCGGCGTTGGTGAGTTTCTTTTTTGTCCTTTTGTATTCTGCTCGCTCATATTTTTGATACCCGTAATGTGGTTTTTGTTCGCCGGAGATGAGTTTGGCTTTGAGGTAGTAGATGCAGCTTTCGGTTGCGAAGCGAATGTAGCCGCCTTTCCTGCGAACGACCGGGACGCAGTAGCCATCCTCTGATTCAACGTACTGCGGGGGCCAGAGGTTATCCACGCGGGAAGGTAAGGAAGAAAGGGGGAAATAATCATCTGGCCAGTTGCTCCTCTCGCTGGGCTCATAGACAGTGAAAAGCTCTGATCTGTCCGGATTGCGGAATCTCGCCTCGTGCGTAATCATTTGGGGAGTAAGGTAAGGGTGCAGGAAGGAATGCGGGGGTAAGGAATGGGCTATATATTGTATTTTTTGTTTGACATTAGGGGGTATATGTAGTATGTTGGGAAAAAAGGAGTCTCTTATGAAGTGTGTTTTCTGTGGAGCGAGCAATACGCGGGTGGTCCGGACTTTTCTGAATAAGGATAACAGGATAAGGCGAAGGAGGGAGTGCAGGAGGTGTAAGGAAAGGTTTTCGACCTGGGAGTTTGCGTATGACGGGATTGAGGAGCTGGAAGCGGAGTTGGCGGATTTGATGGTCAGGTTGCGAAGATGCGAGGGGAAGGTGAAAGAGGTGCTGGATAAGAGGACAGGGAGGTAGATATTAGATTATACATTTATAACTGCATATCCCCATACAAGCGTCCCCCTCCAAAAGAGGCCTATACCCCGGCCAAAGGGTACCCGGGGGGTGAGCCAGCCGTGTGTGTCCCCGCGAACACATGTGTCCCGGCGAACACAGTGTACCACATCGTACACCTGTACCATATCGTACAGTGTGAACTTAGTTCACACCTGACTGCATACCTGGTTCACAGTGAACCTGCTTCTCGTGCCTGTAAACCTGCTTCACAGCCTCACTGAGTACAAGATACACACTTTTCATTTTGAAAAATAGGCTTTTCATTTTGAAAAAGTGTATGCATGTCACGAAATTCACTACAAGCTTGTCATTAAATTCGTGACACTCTGTCACGAAATTCACTACACATATCCTCTGCTAATTCCCCTGACTCTTTCCCCCTTGCCAAGCTCTTCATCATTCCTTGACAAACACCTACCATATATAATAGGAAAGTATTCTGCACTTTCCGCTGGCTGCAGGTACTTTCAACTAAAAAAAGCAAAAAAACACAAAAAAATACTTGACAAGAGTAAAGTATCTTTGTATATTGTCGATGTACTTAACAAACGGAGGTCAAAAATGCAAAAAGTTTATCTGTCCCGTACCGAGTCCGGCAAATTCGGTCTGTTTACAAACCGACACCTTGCTTGGGAATTTTCCAGTACAGTGTACCATCGATGCCAGCAGGACATCGAATATTACCTTGCACTTTGCGAACGTCTACGCTTTGAACCTGTCGACGTTATTCGCTAAGCGCATCACAAACTTTAACTTATCTTATCGGAGGATTTCTCATGAAAGTACAAACAGTCATAAACGCAATGCTCAAACATCCCGAGTATCATATGGAAATTGCAAACGAATACGGCGTACCTGGCTTCCGCAAAAGGAGTGACCTTCCAATTTTAATCGCTCAGTGGGAATATGCGCCAAAACTCGTATACAAGCGCCTCGAATCTATGGGTTTTACTCTGGAATGGTATAATCAATGGATTATCGATGATGGCAAAGCATATTGCTGCAGTCTATTTGACATTTTATGAAAAATTGATGATTGTGTTTGGTTTACCGGATGGCTGGACAAATGTCTGGCCATCCTCAACCTAATAACTTTATCGGAGGATTTATCATGAAAGCACAAGAAATGACACTGACACAAGCATTGAGATTCTTTGAGCAATCCTCAGAGAAGTTGTCAAATGCAAGATCCAGGCTAGACCGGGCAAACGCGATAATTGCTGAGCGCATTCTCGAGAATTATCGCGGCGGCAGTGTAAAGCTCGACGGTTACAAGATTTACAAGCGAACCGTAAGGTCATCTGGTTTCAGCGAAGAGTATTTATGGGTTGCGAAATACGATGATGTATGCAGAGATTATCTTTCGGAAGGTGCTGTTGATGTTTCAGGCGGGCACTACTTTTGCGGAGATTACAATTGCTACGTGCCGGCTGCAGGCAGAGATGTAAAAGTTTGGTTTGCACAAAATATCGAACGCATTCTCGAAGCTTTTGCGGAAAAGTACAATGAATCTGCAAATGTAGTAGACCAGGCGGCGGAAATTACTGAAGGAGAAGCAAAGTAACCGGTCATGGCGGGGAAGCTCTCTCGGGCTTCCCTGCTTCTGTTTCACCGGCTGTTTGAAGATTAGTAAACGAAACACTAAAAGCACAGGACTGCATTTCTCGTACAATCGGAGGATTTATTATGTATCAAGCTATTATAACCGCAAAAACTGGCCTTCTTATCGGAGGCGTTAAACAAGTCAAATCTTCGTCATTCGCTACTAAGCAAGAAGCTCAAAATTGGCTTGCTGCAATGTCAGATAGTTACCGCAACAAAGACAACCTAACACTTGACCTTGTATCTTTATCGGAGGATATTTAAATGAAAGTAAAAGCAGCCATTGCAGAACAAGCGTATTATTATTCTATTGAATTTGTCCGCGGCAATTGTCCACAACGTTATTGCTTAGTCACTAAGTGTTTTGGTAGTTATCGACAAGCAGAACAGTTATTCAAACAATATTGCCTACAATACCCACATGAGCATATAACACTTGATTCTGCACGGTGGCGTAATACAGATCACGGCTACCTTCCCATTGCCTGGCACACGCGGAGGATTAAAAATGCAAACCACATCGGAGGCTTAAAAAAAGATATAACTTTTTCCTGCTGGATACGAGATAGAAAAGCAGAATAATTATGAAAATTACAGTCGATATAGTAGAATCTTATCCTGAGTTGTAAATATTAATTACGTTATTATTTAACGGAGATTCAAATTATGAAAACACAGCACAAGTACAAATTGCACCTTGCAACGTCGGCTGTAATTTTCATAATTATTCTGCTTTTCTATCTCGTATCCAGCAGGAAAAAGTTATATCTTTTTTTAAGCCTCCGATG